GCTTTGGCCCAGTTTTGTCTGGAAGGACCCAATTGCCCTGTAAACGCTATACGTCGCTCAATGCCACACGCTCGACCACCCAAGGCCCATACGCTAGTACTTTCTTCGCGGACGCGGTACGGAGGCTCCAGCGGTGTTTATCGACGCTCGCTACCGCAGCTGCGTTGGGTGTCCATGTCGCTCGCCTGTTACCTGTACCGCTTATCGTTATGTTTGCATGAGCTACAACCTGTAGGTCGGTATTGTTTCGACTCTCAATACACACTTCCAGATTACCTTGGGCTGACAGATCCACAGCGGCGTCGTTTGCGTCAAACACATCGACACTGATGGGCGTGCGGTCACCAACTGCAACACTGATCGTCGTACCAACGACACGTTCGGGGGCCAAGGCCGATAGCGGGCTCACCGTGATTGTCGATGATCCTGATGGGCCCTGCTCTAACGCATTGGTGGTGAACCTGTAGACCGCACCATCTAGTTCGACTGTGGTATCTAGCTTATCAGTCGTCGCCTTGATCGCAGCTATTTCCGTATCAACAAAATTATCGATCGTATCAATCTTGCCCTCAACGGTCGTTAGCTGTGTTGTCGTTGCCAATCCCGCCTGTATCTCGGTCACAGCACTTGCTGCGATGGCATCACTATCGATTACGTCCGTTTGAAACTCATGAACATCAGCAGCAACGTGATTGCTTCCTGTCACCTGCACCGTTCGGTTGCTGTTCGCACCGATCAATATTCGATCTGCGTTCTGCGTCGAGTTGTTGAGTTGCGTAACATCGACTTGCAATAGATCGCTACCGCTAACGAGCGAATCATACACTTGCGCGACAATCACATCGTACCTGTGATTGCTCATACTCATCGCAGCATTGTTCACGATGATGTCTAGCCTACCGAGCGTATCCACGTTGCCCGTTGTCAGTGCTACCGTGTAGTAGCCATTCGTGCTGTGCGTGACCGTTGCACCTGTCAGCACTGCGACCGAGCCATTCTTGCTAATTGAGAAATCGGCTAGCACCGCCGTTGTCACGGCAACACCATCGGCATCAAGCACAGGCCCGCAGGTTACAGTAGCGGTTGTATTGACCTTCAAAAGTTGCATTATGGCATCCCCGTTAAGATTCTTCGGCGTTTGCTGCCCGATGGGAATTGATAATAGGTAAATTGTTTTGGTCGTGGTTGTAGGCCGATGCCACGTTTGCTGGCAAGTTGACGGATTTCGGGAGGGGTTAGGGCGCGATTGTACACCCTTGCGTCATCGATTTGGCCGTTAAAAGGCGATGAATAGCCAGCATCTGACCTGCCCGAACCAATTCTGTGTGAACCTGTTATTGCTACGTTTGGGTTTCCTAAACTGGACTGTACGCCATTGTCTATCTTTCCATTGACGTAAACATCCATCGTTGCGCTTCTGCGCACGCCACAAATATGTGTCCATGACCCCGTTGCTGCTGATGAGTTGCTATCCGCATAAATCAATCTTGCTGAAGAATCTTGAACAGCGGTTGAGCGAATCTTTCCGGTTGACAATACGTCTAAAAAAACGCCTGAATCAACCAGAGAACCGTTATAAGCACCAAAGATTGTTTGGCGTGTTGAAGATGAAGTTTTAATCCATGCCGATAACGAAAAATCTCCAGTGCCTAAATTTGTTGTCCACGGATTATTGTCTACAAAATCATTCACCCCATCGAAATCCAACGCACCAGCCCCTTGGCTCACAACCCAATCATCGTTGGCCATGTTGGTGAGCGTGCCGTGGTTGCGAAATGGCGACAAATCAAAAAGGCGATTGCCTCCGCGCGGATTCACCGATGGTAGCCACCAGCCTATGAGGCCACGCCATAGATTTGGGTACGCTGATTCACTGGCATTGCGTGCGTAGCCTGTTTGCTGACTCACCACGACCTGATTCATCATGTATCAACCACCGAATCGCGAATCGGAACTAAAATAATTCGTGATGTATTGTTCGCTGCGGTAGCTTGATCGCGGAACGCTTGGCCTAGATTGTTGTCAACAACAGGAGCGACGTATCTGCCAGAAGGTCGCCAGATAACCGGATTTTGCACCTGTGTTGTGTTGCCATCATTCGTAGCCAAAAGGCTTGTTACAGGCCAACCCAATTGAACGGCCCATTCATCCTCGTTACCGTCTGCGGGCCACGCACCATCGCTGCCCGTCACGCCAGCGGGCCAGAGGCTATTGTCGTAAGAGCAAGCAAAATACAGATCGACTCGGTTGCCAGCGGTTGGTGCTGTTCCGGTTTCGACCACCAGCGTGACCAGGTATTCACGATTCCAGTTTGCTCCAAGGTCAACCGCTGCACCCATGCGGGCCGATCCGTCTGCGAGTGCGTCAAGCGTGATAACCGCCGTGCCGCCAGTTCCGCCGCTGTCTCGCCAAATAACCGCTGTGCCTTGGGTCTGTACAAAATAATCTGGTAACGCCATTAGATTGATACCTCTTCGATTTCTAATCGTGCTGAGCGTACGCTGCCATCGCCAACCGTTCCGAGGCCGACGTGATCCACCCAGCGGATGGATGTGTTGGCTAATGCTGACAGGTCCGCTACTTGAGCTTGCGTTGCAATTCCGATTTGCACTAGCCCGGCAAGCATGGTTTGCACACTCACCAAATCAACGTCTACCGTTTGTACTTTTCCGCTTGGGTCGTCGATCCAGTCGATTACCGATACGCAGAGTCCGTACGCCTGATCTGGGGTATCGCTTTTGCGTACTGCGACCTTTAGCGAGCCCCAAACACCCTGCTCAATGGCAAGTTGCTTGACTCGCCACAATTCAACAGGCCGACGAACCACCACAGTCTTCGCGTTAATTGCGTCGGCCGCTTGCTGGTCTGATAGACCAGCGTACTGCGGCTTGGATAGTTCGTCGGATAGAATGCTCATACTGGCGGAGTCTCTAATTGAAGGCCTTGCCGCACTACTGCGGCGTTAACGGAAATAAGTATACCGGCAATATCTGGCAAAAACGTCTTGTCATTGGTCGTCACACTGTTTTGGTAGATTTCAACAAATCCCTTCACGCTACAGCCGCCGGTGGGCACTACGCTAGTACCGGGGCAAATGCCCTGGGGATCGTAGACCTTGATTGTGGGCGATCCTGTGAAATTAAATTCGTCCAGGGTTCCGTCAAATTCTGTTGTACTGACTCTATTAGTTAGCGTAACGCGCCAGCAGGGCGTTATTTTTTTCATGTTGATCAATGCGGTTCTGATCGGCACTCTGTGCGATGCTGCGCGAATTAACTCGGCATGACCATAGCGACCGTTCGTGCTTGACCCAACTTCATAGAATCCTGAATACATCCAGCTATTGGGCACAAAATCACTGTCATATAGCGCAACCTGAGCCCCGAGCGAAAACACGCTCGGCGTATCCCGAGGGGTTTCAACCGCTGCAAACGTCAAGCCGTTGATCGCAGCTGGTACGACTTCACCGGGAGCAGCCGCTTGCTGTAACACGCAATGCCGAAACCAATGTTTGTACAGCTTCGGCCGCTGACCGATAAAAATATTAAGCCGGCGGTTGCAATTGCTGTAATCGAGTCTGAATGGCGCCTCGGCCTGAGCAAAGCCCATGGCGCAAAATGCGTACGCTCGCCAATTTTCATCGTTGCGAACCAAAATATGTCCGTTTTCAAATACATCCTGTAATTGGCCTGGTGACAGGTTACCGAGCCCCGCGTCGTATTCCTGGGCCGCGCGTAACATTCTGTTTGCGTCGCGGGCACTAATCTTGCGGTCCATTCGATCGCCTGGCAGAAACACTGTCATACGCCGATCCCCAGTAAAGAGAAATCACCGTCCTCATACACTTTTTCCACGTAGGCAAACACGGGCTGTTTGACCACATTAAAGCCGGTGCCCGTATCTCTGGTGTCGGCGTAAACGAACCAGATAAAATCGTGACCCTTTTTGTTAATAATCATGCCATTGACTTGCAGGTTAGCCACGTTAGGCGAGGCCACAAATTGGAATGAAATGGAAAACTCATCTTCGTTCCGCAGTCGTCCGCGACAACCACCAAACAAAACTTCACCGGCGGCTTTACCGCGGAAAAATGCGTTGTTTTTCGTCGCACATAAATTGTACAGCGTGTTTTTGTAGGTTTCTGTAACAACTTCGGCTGGGAAAATGTAGGTTTCGGTCCACTGGAAGGTCGGTATCTCAACGTCTACACCCTGAACGCGCCCTTCCTGCACGTTGATGGCGCCTTTATAAAACGGCGCGGTCGTGACGCCCGAATATGGCGACCTAAATATAGCTTCGGTTTTTTTGCTCTGCGTAACGCGCTGCGACTGCGTGCCGATGTCAAATTCGTATTCAAATTCGTTGACCTGCAAACGCTTGGCGCTATCGTAGCTTACGGCTACTTTCCAGGCGCTATTGCTCATGGGCTCAAACGAAAACCGGCGGCGGATTAGACCATTGAATACCGTTGGCGCTGTGGATCTGACAGCATCGACTGCAATGTTGCTAATAGATGTACCCTGGACGATATATACCAGTTCGGCCGTACTGCTGCGGCCATCTACGCTCACTTCGCCTGTCCGGCTTTCGATTGCTAATTCTGTTACTGTGATACTCACATTACACCGCCTTCCTCATCCAGCCGAATCAGCTCGTCGGTATTATCGCCAATGCGTAACAGTGCGGAAAGCATATCCTGTTGCAAATTACCGGCGCCGAGGCCCGCGATCGCCTGCGCCGCAAATGTGCCCGCGGTTTCGGCTCCTGTTTTTGTGCCGAGGGCCGCTACATCTACCGCCTGGCCCTTAGCCTCGGCGGCTCGGCGTTTGGCAGCATCTTCGGCCATCTTTTGATCGTTTTCCATTGACTTGATTAAACCATTCTGGGCCTTCGCCATTTCGGCATCCCTGGCCGCTTGCCGGCGCTGTAGTTCCTGCTGCTGCGCCGCATTCACGCCCTCCATTAGTGCTTGGCGCTCTGCTGCCCGCTGGGCGGCTTCCTGGTTTCGCGCGTCGATATTGGGCTGGCGATCCGCAGCTCGGGGACCGACCACACCGGCCGCTATTCCTGCCCCTTCAATCGTGCCAGCCAATGTATCCAGCCCTGCACTGCGCAACATATCCGCTAAAGGCTTGCCCACGTCGCTCATAGCTCGGTAGGTAAGGTTCAGCATCTTGCCCAGCATTTCATCCCAAATGTTTAGGACAGCGACGCCGAGCGAATCAAATGCGCCTTCGATGTAGGTCTGTATCGTGTTTGCCGCAGAAATTAAATCCGTAACGACATCATCAAACGCGCCGACAATGGCCTGGCTAGTGCCGAGCCAGCCGACGTACATTGTCTTGGTAAACGTCTCCCATGATGCCACAAACGTGCCGATGTCAGCAATCCATGCGATAAACTCGCCCGCTAAAATGACCACTTGATCAGCTAACCAGGTTAGCATTGGCGCAACAATTTTGCCGATCGCGTTAGCGATACCTTGCAGCGACATGAACATTTTATCGAGCGCATCGTTGAACGCTGCCCCCGCTGCGACGTTATCTGCCGACATGCTGACGCCTAGCTTCCGCGCTTCTTCGCGCATCGCTTCGATTTCTTTTCGGCCACCGGATAACATCGGGATAAGATTTGTACCGGCCTTGCCAAACAGCGCCATTGCCATAGCGGTTTTCTGGGCTGGGTCTTGAATCGATCCTACCGCGTCTGCCACGGCCATAAACTGATCGTCGGGACTCATGCGGGCTAATTGCTTTGGATCGAGCCCGAGGCTTTCCAGGGCTTTATTCGCGGCTCCTGAGCCGATGCCTTTTTGCAGTGTACGAAATCCTTTTTCCAAATCTTCAACACTGCTACCAGATAACTTTGCAGCGTAACCTAGTTCTGAAATAGCTTCCGTGCTTAATCCTGTTCTCTGCGAAATGTCTCCAATCTGATCGGCGTAATTGGCAAAACTGCGAGTCGCTGCGATTACCGACGCACCGGCAGCCGCCATCGCTGTAGCAATGGACTTCCCGGCCGTAATGAACGGCGCAGAAAACTTGCTGATGCGCTTGGCAACTGCCGCTAACGTACGGCGTAGCGGCGAGTCGTCCGCAAAAATACGGATGTACGCGCCGCCCGCTTCAACTGCTTTTTTACTTGCCATGTTATGCCGAAATCATCTTGTAGGACATAAGCAAATCAATATGCGTCGCCGTTGCGAGGTCCGAGCCATCTTTGATGATCGTAATCGCGGTATTCACATCATTAGCGACGAACGACGCGCCATCAGCCAAAATCAAACCGTTCGTTGCTGTGCCGATGCGCAGTAGCGTTGACTGTGTCAGGCCAGCAATCTTCGCATCCATCAATTTGACGACGCTAGCTGATTGGGTTCCGCGCACCAGAACGCCGGTTGCTGTTGCTGCGTTGCCACCGATGGCGATGAGCGCCAGATCCACTAACTGATAGCGGATCCCTGCTCGGGCCGGCAGGACTGTTGCGCCTGCGTTTACCTGGGCGACGGTAAATCGCTGCCGAGTATGCTGAACGCCGCTTTCGCTGCCTGGCACAACAAACACGGTCACATTGGCATCGCCAGATACCGCTGCCTCCGCTGCGTAGCCCACCAAAAATCCAGCCGAGTCGGTCGTCGTGATCGCACCGCTGCCGGCCGTCCCGCTGACTGGATCGCCTGTTGGATTCCAGTATACCCGAGCCCCGCGGCTAATTGCGCCGGTCACCTTGGGCATACTAATCTGACCAGATACAACCACACTGCCGCGCTCGCTTGCGGCCAAATCAGTAGCTACGATCCCAAATAACGAGCCGATTGACACGCAATCGCCAGCTGATGCAGCTGATGCTGGAACGTAGGGCAAAATCTCTGTAACTGTTTTTACTTCTGCTTGACTCATTTTTTCAAATCCTTGTACTTTGCAACCATGCTTTTGAAATTACTGGCAACCGCATCGAGCGGCCTGTAGAAATCGCCTGGCCGAATCACTCGGCTATTGCGCTTCCTGTGCGTGTTGTAAACAGCCGCCGCTATTGTGCCAGCCCTAGCCCATTCGGCCTTGCGCCGGCCCTGTACCATTTCGGCAAGTTGCCAAAATGTCAAACTAGATCCATCGATACCTAACTCTCCGCACCATTCATTGCAGGTTCGGACGATGTCAAATCCTCGGTTGCGGTTTCGATGACCTGACGCATCCTCTCGGCTACCTCCTCCGCGATCATCGCCAGCATCTTCCCGCGGCCCGTCCGGTCCTGCGAAAAATTTACAATTTCATCGATGAGCGCCTCCCTAGCTTGCTCAATCACTGACCCATACAGCCCTTCATCCAATTCGTCCTTGCTTGCGTTTGGATGCTGCTTGATCGCTGCTAGCCATAGCAAATCGGCCAGCAATTCGACGTTCGAAAACAGATCGCCAATCCATTCTTCTGGCAGACCTGGATTCAGTCGGTGACGCTCGGCGCCGCGGTAGTACCAAATGCTTCGGGCTTCGCGAACGACGCCTACTGTCCACCGCAAGGACCAGACCTTTTTTCCATCACTAAATGTTTGCATTAGGGCGCGGTTCCTGTCGCAACTGCAATTGCGTTTGCGATCGCTGCTGGCACAAATGTTGCATCAACGGTAATTGCGTCCTCAAGGGGCTGTGATTCGTTCCATGACGTGAAAAATCCTTGAATACGCCAACCATCGCTAGCCGCCGACGTTCGCACACCGTCCAGAATAAGCAGATCGATATTTGCGCCGGTTTGGGCCGCTGTTTCCAGCGCCAAAAAATCCGCATCGTCTTTATCTTTGTGAAACCGAAAATCTACCGATACTTCAATGAGGCTCGGCAACTGCAAACGATAGTTGCTGTCCCGGTTTGAGGCGTCAAATGCCGAGCTATCTAGGTTTACTGTGACCTCAATCACTGGGTTTACCTGAGCCCATGTCGGGCTCGCATACGTCGCTGTATTGCGGTAGACATAGCCACCGCGGCCGCTCATTACTGCCATGTTTTATTTCTCCTACTTATTAAATGCTTTTGCAAAAAGGTCGGGCAATTTGTTTTCTGTTTTTTCGTATGCCGGTTGCATGTACGGCCTCGCCTCTAGCTCTACTTGCATACTGCGGACTCGGCCGCGGCTAAATGTTTTTCGCGTTACGACGCCACCAAACTCTAGCGCTCGCGGCGCGTCATACTGCGGACCAAAACTTGCCGGCCCAACTGTCACAGCCACCGGCTCCTGGCGATCGACAATGAAAAACAAATATTTTTTCAGTCGCCCGTCGACGACCCGCGGCGGTTTACCTGGCGGGCTAGGCTTTTTGCGCCGCCGCATGGATGATCTAGCATCACGGCGAATAAAAGCCCCGGCCTGGCTAACGTAGCGTATCTTGGCGCGCTCAATCGGCGTCAGTACTTCCTGCTCACGAAAAATGATTTTCGCCTGCTTAATGTTTACGTTAATCATGTGTCTTTTTCAAATCCGCAATTTCAGACCACAGCTTGCGCCGGTCTTCCTCGCAATCATTGGCTAGCTTTTCAAATCGTCGCCACAGTACCGTTAGCGCCGCCGACATAGCGGCCATACCTGCGGTCATAGCGCCCATTACAACCGTTGGTTCCATTGCTACTTTCTCCACCATCGCAAACGCGTAAACAATCGGGGTGGACGCTGTACCTGCGCCGATCGCTGCACCTCGATAGATCGCTGGACAACTGCCGGCCGGCGTACGGTTGGTGCGTCAGCCGATTCCCTTGCGACTGTTGCCGGCCGGCAATTTCCGTTGATACATACTGGATCTTGGGCTAGCACCATCGCCAAAATAAACGCGTTCATTGAATCACCGATTCCTTGATAAAATCAATACTACGGGGTTTTACTTCGCTCATATCGCTGAGCCCCACAAAATAGGTAAATCGATCCTGAAGCATCTGCCTAACTGCGTCCGGCGTCACATACGCCCAGCCCTTCATTCCCCAGCGATGCGAATGGCTGTTATGGATTAGGTAATAATAGCCTTGGGCTGTCGCTCGGCCGACTGCTGCGTCTGGCACATAGCCGCCGATAACGACTGCATGACCGCCGCCACCTGGCGCAAAACGGCTAATGATACCTTGGCTGTTTGGGGTCATCGCGGGCCCCCAAGCAATGCCAATGTTTATTAGTCCCGCTGCGCTGGCGAGAAATGTTTTTGCGTCGGCCTCCTGCTCGATCCATGTTGAACTGCGAATCTTGTACGGCGCCGCTGCGGCCCACAAATTGTCCGGTATAGCCTTATAGCCACCGCGCGGGTAAACGACAGGTCGCGGGTATGGATACTGCGCCTCTGGGCAGATGCCATATTCCATGGCCAGTCTTGCGCCGCCATGTAGCGTGCTGCCCGAGTCGCCGACAATGCCGCTCATTTTTTGTGATCCGAGGTAGGCAAATAAACGGCTTAGCTGTAGGTATTGTCCCTGCGTAGCAATGTAGTGGCACCATTCTAGGCAGGTCGAGAGGCTATGCCCCTGGCAGCTGCCCATGTTTCCCTGATCCTCGGTAATGACGATGGGCCTGGGGTCTACCCGCTCGGGCTCATTAAATTCGCCACTTTTTAGTAGCATGGGCTGGCACATACCGGCCAGGTCATCGCGGTTTTCCAGGTCGATTCGATAGCCAAAATTTTCGATCATGGCGCACCTCGAAATTGATTCGCCAGATTCCTGAGCGCTGTTGCGTCGCTTTTCTTCAGCTCGCCATCGCTGATGTTGCTTTCCATGTAATTGTCGATCGTCGCGGCCGCTTCTTTTCTGGCTGATTCTGTCCTCGGCTTCAAAAACTCAAGCAATTCCGCATCTGTTTTCACGCCGCCCTGCTCGACAGCTGCGGCCGCTTCGCTGAATGCGCCATGCAAGCCGATCGCGTACTGCCGCAAAAATTCATCTGCCGTATTGCGATCGCGCGGGCTAACGGTTGCGCAGCCGATGACTGCCGCACAAACGCAGATCAAGAAACACCCAACGTCAAACAGCAATTGCTTACGCTTCATCGGCTTTTGCCTTATCGATGACTTGCGATACGATTGCCAAAACAACAGCTTTAACTGCGGCATCGATTTGAGGTTCGACGATAAAGTTTGGTACCCCTGGTATATCCAGTGGCGCAATGTATTCATCGTACAGCTTGTTAATCAAATCCAGTACCGCTTCTTTGTCGAGCCCTGCAATGAGCGCCCGTAGGAAATCGAGCCGCTGTAATAGCATATCGATGAGCCCAAACCGGGTTAGTACGCCGCCGCTGCGGGCCGCGGTCAAAACGGAAATAATGGATTGCTCTAGTTCGTTCATAACTGTCTGTAGCTCACTCTTGCAATAGAAGCAAATTGCGACACGTTGCGCCACCTGTCCTCGCTGATCGGCGTTGACCACTCCACCTCGATTGTCCTATAACCCTCGGGCCAATCTTCCATCAGCATTTCTATAATGCGTTCCATGTCCCCTAGATATTCACTCGCCAGATCATCCCATTTTGCTGTGTCGGTATCGAGCGGCGCAAAAAACGCAACAAACAAATCCAATGTTTTTGGTGTAGAACTTCTGTTTAAAAACTCGATTGCTGCCCCTGCTGGAACAACCAATATTTTTGGTGCTGTTAGGTCAGCTCGTTCCAGAGTAGGGATATTGCCAACGATGGTTTCAAATCCAGTCAGCGCATTGATTTGTGTTTTGACTTTTTCACGCAAATCAAACCATGCGCTCATATTGTCCCGCTGCCTGTTTCTACCGTGTGTATCCGAAATGTTTTGTTTTGCCGGTCATGATAGCGCCAAACATTTTCGCCGCCGATCTGCACGACGGTAAATACAATGGCACTTGTTCCGGTTCCCGCTTGGATTCGATCGCCGGCTTCGGGCTTACTGTTTGCTCCGAAACCGGCCACCAAATCGGCCACGTCAATTAACCAGTCCACCTGCCGACCAGCCATCAAAACCCCGTCCCCCTGATCTGTTTCAAATCGGGTTTCAGCTTTGGTAGCTGTTAGGCTATAGGTTGCGCCGTCTTGCGAATAAACGACTGTTTGACTGAGGTAAGTTTTTCGCTGACCTCGCAACCACTCTGCCGCGTCGGCTAGTAGATCGCTCACGCTTCGCCCTTGCTCTTGACGCCCGCTCGTTTTTCCATCAGGTTCACGCCGAAATCGTGATAACCTCGCATCGAAATCCCGAGCAAATCAAAATCGGCATCGCTGCTTTCCACCGTTGGCGTTTGTACGCCATTCAAAAATACTACCTGGATCGTTGCCAAATCCGCTGGATCAGCAAGCAGATACCAAATCTTTGCGCCATAACCAGTGTATGCGCTGTTGCTCAAATATGGGGTTGAAACCGGAATAAACCGATTTGCGAATACGTTAGCATTTGGTACTCGCTCGGTCGTTGCTGCGCCGCCCGTATTGTTGTTCGTGCTGACAAACAATTCTCGGGCAATACTGTCCAGTTCCGGCGGAACTAGCAGATACCGTGGCATGATGCCCAGCGGTTCGCCGTTAGGGTCTGTTTGCTTCATGAATTTTTCTACGCCCTGACGCAAACCTTCGCTAGAAAGATTAGTAGTGGCGCCTGTGATGTAGTTGTTATTTCCAGCGGCGAAGAAACTGCTGTTATCCATGAACTCGGTCCAGAAAACTTTGTTCAGCTTCGTTGCAGCTCCGCGGCCCAGTCGCTGGCGAACTCGATCAAACGCTCCCATGTCGTCGTTGATAATGTCGCGGCGATCAATCCCCATAAACTTGGCGTAGGTTTCGGCCTGGTTTGAGTACTCCTCTTCGCCAAGCGTACCGTGTTTGATGCGCTCGCCGCGGCCAAGTAATTCGTAATCGAGATTACCAACCAGCGAGTAGGATTTCATCTGCTTAAAATCGCTAACCGGGCTGATCAAGGAAATAGATCGCCAAGCAGAATCGACTGCATTGAAGGCGTCCATAATCATCTTGTTCGCGACGTTGGACAGGATGCCCGATACGTCATAGGTCGATACACCGCTTGCGGCTTCGACTGGCGCAAACGCTGCCCGCAGTAGGCCGCGTACATCTTTGTTGCTCTCACCTGCCCAGCCGTTGCGGCGGGCACAGATACGCAAAAATTCCGTAATACTTAGTCCGCGTTTCCACTCATCGCGGGCAGCTTCCAAAACTTCCGGCTTGTAGTGCTTTTCCGAATCAAAACTTGCGCCCATAGCTAGGGCTAAACCCGCTTCCAAGATTTGCGGCGAGGCGACTTTGCGCTTTTGGGTTGCGCCGAGCGTAACGCGGTTTTGCCTGAGCAATTGCAATTCAAATTCCTGAGGGGTCGCTTTGGTTTCGATCGCTCGCCGCGCTTCGGCCTCAATTCTGGTCACATCGTAGCCGTTATCGATCGCTCGCTCGGCAATGACAGCGATCGCCTTTTGTCGGCTTTGTTCTAGTTTGGCCTTTTCAAAAACGGCCTGGATCTCTGCGCCCGCTTCAACTGTGTTTTCGTCCATCGTACCCTGCTCCTGAAATTCTGCGGCCACTGCCGCGCTAGTCGAGCGGTCGGCCCCCAATGTTACCAAACTCACTTCATACAACTCGCCGCCACGCACAACGTATGCGGGGCCGTTGACTTTTTGCCCGTTGACTGTGGCCGCTTCACCGTCAGCAATAAACTGCGGTTTGGCGACAACGTCTACACCTACTGATGCCTGCCACGGAAAGCCGCCTTTTGCCAGGTCAATGACTTGCTCGGCATCTTGATTACTTGCTGAAATAACGCCTGAAATATCGAGGCGATTTGGCCCTGTTATTGTCGGCACACCGTGCCCAACAATTCGCTCGCTGTCATGGCTACGCAGTAGCGGTATAGTTCGCGGCGTCTGCAACGTTTCCAGGTCCACGACAACAGGATGGCGGTAGGCGCCGACGCGAACCGGCCCGCCGTTATACGCGTTAATTGCCACGGTAGGCCGCGATGGTTGTTCGCCCTCGGGACTGGTCGCCATTTCTATGCTGGCAGATGCGGCCAATGATAACTTACTCATTTTCGATTTGGTCCTCTATGTCGTCCTCTAGCTGTTCCTCTGGCGACTCCTCTAAATCCTCGGTTTCGTCGGGCTCCGGGTTCATCGCTGCGGGCTGTGGTGCGGCTTGCTGGGGGGTTAATCCTAGCTCCCGCATCAACTGCAATTCGCGGGCTCGCTGCCGCAGCTCATCTTCCCAATCCTGACCGCGGCGGGCATACTCTCGGGCTAGTGTGGTTGTATGATTTGTTAGCTCAATAGCTTGCCCGTTTGCCTCTTTTGCGCGGTCTACATGCTCGGCTTCTGTCCACCGCCAGAGCGGCGCCCAGTCCTGTACTGTTTCCACAAATGCGGCCGGCAAAAATCCTGGTATCAACAGCGCTTCATCCAGCCAATCCCGCCATAGCGGATCGAGCATTTGACGTTCGTAAATCAATACTCGCTCTGCGTTGCGGGTTCGCCAGAATGCTTGTAGGTCCAGCCGGCCCGAGGCGTAGTTGTATTTGGACGCATCAATTGCCAAAACTGCGGGCATGTCCACACATCGCGCGGCCTCACGAATCATCGACGTCACAAACTGCTCAAAAGTCGCGTTGGGATGTTCTGCTTTGAATTGGGATAACTTCGCGCCGGCCGGTAATGTCACCATAGCCCCGCGCTCAATTTCCATTCTCTCCCACGGCTCAGCTTGGTCCTCATCGTCGCTGCCGGCCATCTGCTCTAATACGGCGGCATGGTCCGCGGCTGTTTCGGCTGCCGTAAGTGTCGCCAGTACAAACCGGCGCAGCTGTGCGAAAATACCGAGGGAAGGCGTCAGCCATGGAATCCCACGCAACTGGCCTGGCCTGTCCGCTCGGTAAAGATGGTAAACGTCACGGGCGCTAATGCGCTGAGCGCTCTGGAACGGCGCAAATAAATCGCCTGGGTGATATGGCAAAAGATAGTATGCCATGATTTCGCCGTTGGCATCCAGTTCGGTTGCTGACTCATCGACGCCCAGCTGGGCAATGACGCTGTCGGTTTCAAACTGATCGGCTTCTATTAGTCGAACATTCAAACGTACCGGCGATCGCCAAAACGGGTTTAGGCTCGTAAATTTGGTGAAAAACGCTTCGCCATCCTGCGGTACAGCGATCGCGGCCGTTGATAGCTTGGTCGGAATATCGGCTTCGGTCCACCAGGCGTAGAAAAGCCGCTGCACTTGGCTAGCTACGGCGCTTACTTCTTCGCGGTCTAGCTCCGCCCCAAGATAAGTTAGGCCAGGCGTCGGACCCGATCCAATCGTGTAGCTCGCCAGCGTTGATATGATCCCTCGGGCATAACTGTTATTTGCGATTTCGTAGCGGCTACGTTTTCTGAGTCGCCGGCGTACGTCTGCACTATTGGCGCTGCGGGCAGATAGATCGTCGGCCGCTGCCCAGTGCCTTTGATTATCATACGTCGTTTGCGCGGCGTCGTATTTCGCTTTAACCCGCACCACCCGAGTTTGCTTTTTCGTCTGGCCGCTAAAAGGATTCCACCACGCCATCAGCCGGCCCCCGGTGGGACAATCTTGGTGTAACGCAGTCCGCGGTTTTTGCGGCGGGCGGCCTTTTTGGCCTGTAGATATTTATCGGCCTCAATCAATTCAGAAATCGATCGCTGGGTTACGGTCACACCGTCTACGCTTGCCGACTGTGGATTTTCGGCCGCGGTTTCAATCGTCGCTTCAAGGTCAGATGGGTTGCTCATGCTTCCATGGTTGCAACCTAGTAGCGATCAATTCAACTATCTTTAGGCTTATCTTTGCGCTTGCGTCCAGTACTGGACAAATTGCCTAAAATTTTTTCTGTCGTCAAAACGCGCTGGCCACAATGGCGGCAGATCCTGACGCGGCTTTTTGTCTCGCCTCGGTTGCGGGTCGTCCATGCCCGCAGATCCGCACAGCCGCACTTTGGACAGCGTAGTCCGGCGCTCATCGTGATTCACGCTTGGCGTTTTGCTGCTCTCGCCAGGATACTCGGCGCCGAGGCGGCTTAACTAACTGGCCTGGCAGTTCGCCTCCTAGAAAACTTGCTGCTACGCAGGAGCCAACGAGACAGTCAAACCATTCATTGTCGCGGTTTGGCCTGGCGGTCCACTCCATGATACGGCGGCCAGTGCTTTCGCTGCTTTGGTCCTGGGCGAACTCGGCGGATAAATGATCGGCTAGCATCACATGCGTTTCGGGCCGGTCACCAAAAAAAGAAATGCTGCTGTCGTCGATGTCGCTCTGAACACGATGGGCAACAATGGTTTTCCAGTAGTTCACGTCCGTAACGAAATGCCTAGCCGCTCGCTTGCCCAGCTGCTGGCGCCAGCCTGGGCCTGTCTTGTCTCCTGGGTTTGGTTTCCACTGCTCGATCGGCGTTGTGGTTGCCGATAAATACCGGCCATGATGCGGATAAACTTTCCCCGTCTCACTGGACCTCGCCAGCTGATAGATGACCTCCGTTGATACCGACCAGTTGGCGTCAATCAGCAAACAATCAATGACCTTTGTACCGCGGGTTTGATAGTTAAATACCTTATGCAAAATCTTGGGCGTCAAATCGTCAAACGCCTGGGCTAGACCGTGCTGAATTGTCGCTGCGCCGTATACGTCCGTAATGCTTTTGCGAATGTCAGTTTTCTTGTAGTACGCTCGGCCTTGGTCGGGCCAGGAGCCGTAATCAATTACCGCGCCTCGCAGCTGCCGATTCCAAGCGGCGATCAAAAAGAATAGCGCGTCTTGCTGCACATCGATAAACGCTGTGACGTAGTCGGCCCAGTCGGGCACAATACCGCGCGGAAGATTGTTTAGCCGGTCACCGATCGCGCTAGTTCTAATTTCATAGACGTTGTCTAGCTCCTGGCGCCGAGGCGTATTTTGATACTCGCTTAAAAACGCGTCCTCATCTTTCGCCCATAGATCCATCGCATATTGAATTGCGCTGACTTGGTCCGGTTCGAATCGATGTTGCCACGCAACTCGGCATCCTGCGTCGGCAATGTCCCGATGCTGGGTATAATATTCATTCAGCTCGGATAGCGGCCTCTCAAATCGTATAAGCTCATTGCGCTTATCGCGGTAGCCTTTCCACCAATCTAAATTTGTCGGCATTTCATAAACCAGCTTCATCAGGTCGCCGCGCCAATCGGGCATGCGCTGGCGATCCAGCAAACGCGCTGCTAGATCATCTTCCTGAATCACGGTGACAGCAGCAAATGCGGCTAGTCTTTTCTTTGCCCCGCCGAGCCCCAAAACTGCTCTGGAAATAGTTTGTTCGCGCTGACTGGTACTATGTGCCGACTTTGCGCTGCGCTCGGTCTGCGGGTCGTCTAGTAGGACCAGCTCGGGCCTAATCGTCGTACCGTCGGGCAGCTTATCACTTAGCCCGCGGATCGCCCCGGTAATCGATCGGCAATACAGCCGCGCGCAGCTACACGGCGACCCAGCAATATTTGGAAATACAATCTCTTCGCGCGTCCACCTGATACGCGTTAATTCATTGTCAAGCGTTTGCGCATTGGCCCTATTGTTGACGCCTTCCAGCTTTCTAATCGGGTGACATGCTTCAGGGAAATCTTCGCCAATCAGTTCATCGGATTCGATTGTGATTTTTACGTTGCTTGCAATTTTTACCGAGTCGGCTTTTGTCGCGGCGATCACAACAACAAACTTCCTGTGACCATAGAGAATAGCCCACAGCGTCGCGCCTGTGATCATGGTAGTTTTGCCCTGCCGGCGGGGCATTGCTAGCGCGTATTGACCGCCGTTTAGGATTACATCCTCCATTACACTAATCGCTCGCAAATGATCCTCGCTCCATGGCAGGTTGAACGTTTCGGCTTGGTAGGTTTCAAGAAATAATCTTAGCGATCGCGCGCACATCTCCCGCCGCTCTGGATTAACGATTTCGGGCAGGGGCCCAATTTCGCGGGCTGACTTCGCTTTTTCGGCGGCCTTCGCGGCCATATTGATCTTGTGCTGCTGATACCAGGCGCTTGCTTTGTCAATCATTGATTAGCTCCACGGAAACAATCAGCGACCCGCCCGCAGTAACGCTATGCCGGACAACGTGCAGATCCACAATTTGGGAATCGTCCACCAGTACACCCGCCTTTGTGATTGAATCCAGGGGTGCTTTCAAAATATTGTCGATGTCGCGCGTTCGCCTATCTGGCGGGTATGCTTCGATCATCACTTTCACCTTACCAACGATCGGCGTCGGTTTGCCGGCGTACACTTCCCACACTGCGGCCAAAACGTCTGCCTGGTACTGGTAGCCGCGCCGGCTCAAAAACCTGCGGTTGCCTCGGCTGTACCAGTAGTGATTCACGCTTGGCGGCCACGGCAGAATGAAAATACGCTTGCGGACTAACCCATTTCGCTTGCGCATTTGGCGCACCATTCCTTCCACTGGGCATCGGTCATTGCGCCAGCCTTATGTTCCTCTAGCCGGGTTAAAATCTTAGCGTACGCATCGTTCATTGACTTATCAAACTTCAGTGGCGTGTATTGCTTCCTGTCCGCCTGCGCCAATGTTTTTTCGTTTTGGGCCCAGCGGTCACGCTCGGCTTGTATATCGCGGGCAGCTGCGGCCAACTTGTAAATCGTTTGTTCGCGCTCAAATCCAGCCGGCGGTTTTGCTTTTCCGCTGGTCCAGTCGTCTAGCACCTGCAAGCAGTCGATATAGTTGACCTCCGCTAATGCTTTGCTCCAAATCGCATACGTTTGATCGCGCGTTGGTAGCTCTTGATACCATGTCCGAAATGTCGGGAAATAGGCGAATATTGCATTAAACAATTTTCCTTGCTCGACTGAGTTCATCACACCACCTTCTTTCCGCACGGGCTACCGTCGAGCCATTCGCATTGTTTAAAAAACGCACCTTCACGCCAGGGGCCAATAGATATGTCATTTTCATTGTGACGAGTCACGTAGTTCACCATGAACTCGCAATTGTCGCCCTTCCGTCGATACCACCGTCCCCGCAACTCATCGCGGTCGTCCCAAGTGTATGGCACGTACTGCGTAGCAATGCGGCGACGATATGCAAACTTTCCCTGCTTGCCGCCAAAATGTTTTGACGCGCCAGATTTCAACCATACATTGTTGGCGGGTGAGCAAAACTCATCGCCTTCCTCGACATCTTCATGAGAATGTAGCAACCTCCAGCCTTCGCCTGGGTCGGGTTTGTCGGTGACTTCTTGCCAGTCGTTTTCATCTTTGTGGATGTATCTGCAATAATTTCTATTACTCAAGCACCATGCTGTCCCTTCGTAATCAAAAAACTTTACTTCGACGATATCACGCCCGTCTGTATACTTCTTGCCGACTTCAAGCTTCATATAACAACCCTTTAAACTTAATTATTAGCGATAATGTGCAGACCAATAAACTTTGCCACTTCGCCCGATAGCAAACGCCCTGGCTACTAGCCGATACCGATTCGTCGTACAATGATTCGGCCTTGCAGTCGAATTGCTTGAGCCTACACCGGCAAATCGGCAGCCCGGCGCGATCCCTAAAAAATGCCCAACACGCTCGCGGTCGGCTTGGATCTGTGCTTCACGTTTAGCGAATGCGTATGCTGCCGAGTCGCTGTTGACTTCCTGTGCGATCGCAGCTGCGGCGAGTAGCAGCCATAAACCAAAAACTTTTGCAATCATACAACCTCTCCTAATACCTGCCTTGAAACACGCTCGTGCATCCGAGCAAACTCCTCATCAAATGAATCCTGTTTGTCTCTGGCCTCGGGCTCTTTAAGGCCCTGCCAGCCCTTGGCGATGGTGTATTCGATCGCAGCTACAGCCCGGTCCACGCCCCACAGGTCAAACTGTTTCAGTTGCTGCTCGGCCGAGGTCGGCGTAATCGGCTTCTTGATTTCCTGGCGATGCTGAATCCAGCGGGCCCAGGCGCGGTAGAAGTGCTGCGGGTTGCCGATCTTTAGTGACTCTGGGATGTCGGCTAACGAAAATTGATAGGCCGCCTTTCTCCCGCGTTTGCCCCCTGGGGGGCTATGGGGGGTATTAAACGAATCTGAAACCGAATCTGAAACCGAATCAGAAACCCCCGTGTTTTGCTTGCCAGTTTGCTTAGCGTTTTGCTTGCGGTTTGCTTGAAGTTTGCTTCCACCTTTGCTACCTGCTTCTGCGCGAGCGCTTGATAAACTCGATAATCTGGCTAATCTGCGAGAATACAAAACGCCATTCTCATCCCTCGATAGTACGCCTTTTACTACCAATTCCAGTATGGCGTCAACCTTTTGCTGCTGCGTTCCACCACCGATCGACATTGCGATTTCTTCGTCCGTAATTGCATTACCGTTAGGCCAAACTAAATAGCCCTGCCGTTTTGATTCAAACATGTAGCAAAGCAAATCGACAAGCAAACCTCTAGCAAAAATCGAGCAAAATCTTAGCTCTGGATCCTTCAACCAGTCGCCTGTAAAAAACCAAAATCCTGGCGCTTTTCCCATACGTCACCCAATAAAAAACCGCCTGCCTGGGCTAGCAGACCCAAACAGACGGTTCAATGCGGTTTCCCGCGTTTACGATTAGTAGCTTGCTGCTAGTCAAGCTAAATCCGTTTTAGCATCTTTGCCGGCCTCTGGCAAATCTATCAATTCCTCACGCACCACTTTGACCTCCGGCGGGGCCACCACACCTAACCAAACTCGATTACCCTCGATCCTGGCAATCTCCACCGATACCGCGCCGATGAACACACGCTCGCCAAGTCGCCGGCCGAGAACTAACCGCCCTGTGGATTTATGCTTCCTTGCCATTTTGCTAACCTCCAAAATAATCTTATGATGTTGTCATTAACACAGCGTTCTTACTGGATTTTTTAGCGGCCACTCAAACTGCAAACTACCGTACAACTTAGAAAGTTTTTCACCGTTTACAAACGCAACAATAGCTCTCTGGGCCTTAAAAAACGCGTCCGTCCTGTCTGCGTGATTTTTCATGCCATTCTTGAGCATAAATTCCCGCAACAACACGGCACATTTTTCTGTTTCGTTCGTACCCATTTGCCGACCCGATAGCACATCGCAAAACCTTTCCAGCTTTGCCAGATCCTCAACATAAAACCATGCAAGAACAATTGCGCCTTTGATCGGCGCTGAGGACACGCCTTTTTCGTTGGGAAACAGCGGCGCAACAAACTCCAATGCCGGCTTAAAAGTATCGTAAACAATATCTAGTTCTTCTTTGCTCATGCGGCTTGATCTGCTTGACCGCGTCAGTTCGGCAACAGCTCTGATTACCGAGACACGCTGATTGCTAATTTTTTCTTTGCGAACTAAACTCAACGCGTCGCCAGCTGATCGTTTTTTGTGATCATCCATGACTAGCTGGGCTCGGTTATCAACACCGCGACTAACGACCATAGCAACAGCCACTTTGCTTTCAATAATTGCCAGCAAGCGATGCTGACCGTCAAGTAATATGCCATCCGCACTAAAAGCGATTCCCTGGTGAGTTAGTCGCCAAGTTCCATTTTTCATTTCTTTGGCATATTGCTTGACAAGCGAATTTGAAATCGGCCTGTTGTTTACGTTTAAGGTCAACCAAGCCGCCGCCTGACTTGGCGTAATTGTTTCAATGGTTATTTGCACAAAATATTCCTTTTGTTAATTCCCTACACTATCTTCCACCAACTCCATCAACCCAATCTTCCCTACAGGCTTCACCGGCTCAATCTCGTCCAGTTCGTCCTGCGTTTGAAATCCCATGATTATTTCGGGACAGTGGACCCGGCCAAAAAATGTAGCTGCCCTGTAAATCAGCATTTGTTGCGGTATCGTTCGCCACTTGCTGCCTTCTTTGGCGAACCACCCGTCGGCTTTTGCCATAGCAATCGTTACTAGCGGGCCCTCAAGACGCTCGCCAGTTTGCTTATCGATGGTGACGACTCTACACCCCCAGTCATCGCTGCCAGGCGTACCAGAGAATACATAGTTCAGACGAGTAAACACGTTGGCCCGGTTGATAAGCGCGATCACAAATTTTGCTTCCCACGCCGGCTTGCCATGGATGATCGCCGTATTCTGCATGACGGTTGCCGGGTCGAGCCCGAGCCGCCTGGCTAGATTGATTACGACAGTACAATTTGGAATATTGCCTTTATATGCCTTTGGCGCGTAATCGCTATTAGCTAGTAACTTTGCTTCGCGCTGTGCAAGCACAAACCAACGTTCCGTTACAGACAACTGCTTTTCCTGCTTAGTAATTGCCTCATCGGTCTCTACTGCCTGTACTTCAATTAGTTCACTCACTTGCTTTGTCCTTTATTTTAAAATCAATCTTTTCCAGCATCGCTTTACCCGCCGCAGCTGCCATTTGCTCAATGATCGCCGGCCCCAAATCGGAACACTGCACCAGATCCACTACAGCATCCCGCACACCGTCACGCACCGCCTCTAATAGCCTTTCCTCTAGTGTCACTTGCTTGACCTCCGCAGTACTCGGTATTTGCTTTCGGCCACTTCATACGCTTTGCGAGTCTGCCACTTGTACGACCACTTCGCGCCGCTTGGCAGTACAGCCGTTTCATGGCCCGCCATTAGCTGCAACATCTGGTTTTCAAGTTGCTCCTTGCGATTGCCTAGCTGTTTAATCTGATCCCGCAGCTGCTCTAGCTCTGCGTCAATCGCTTCGGCCTCGGCAACTACTGGGCCCTCGGCAAAAATCAGCGGTTCATCCCGAGGCGTGTATAGCTCACCAAGGATTGCTCGATCAATCATCCCGGCGCCTGCGGTCGGCTCGATGCCTTCGCGGCAATTGCGCCAAAACGCCTCCTCTTTCACGCACAGGCCGGCAATAAATTCTGGGATAGGCTTCACTTCGTGAACAATCAGCTTTTGACCGCCGACTAAACACGCTACCACAGCTTCCGCCGCTCCGGTCACTGCCAGGTTATGCTGAACCTGTACCTGGTAGTGCAGTGGTACGCCTTCCTCCCATTCGCTCGATCTGTAGCTGTTTGTCGTTTTGATTTCCACCAGACGGCTTTGATCGTTTCCAACAAACGCATCGGGCGTACAGGCTTGCCACGTCCGCGTCGGGTGGATAACAATCAGGTCTTGATCCCATTGCCGCACCGGCTCACCAAGTCGCTCGCTAAGCGCCTCGCAGATGACAGGCTCCAGTCGGGTTCCCCAGGCCATCGCTTCGGTCTGCGAATCGCTCACATAGTCAATGCCCTGCTTCGCCGCCCATACTTGCAGGGGCGATTTGAATGGGCACACGCCTAAAATAGCTGGGGCATCGCTGCCGCCAATAAATTTGCGCCGGCGTTCGCGCCATTCCATACGATCGGTTTTCATTTGTGATTTTCCTGCTCTTATTTGTTGCTTATATCCCAAACCGCAAAACCACCATCTGCATCCGTCACTGCAAACTCGTCTGCTGCTATAGGCAAATCCAGTTCGTAAATTGTGGCCTGTATTGCGTTAGATACTAAACGGCCATCAATGGCGCCGCTGGCGATTGTTTCTCCGTCACTCCACGCACGATACGCCCAGCCTTCATTGCTGCAATCCTGGCGGTCCCAGTAAATTTCTACTTTGTCAATCATTGCTTTTCTCTTTCTCTTTTAGCGATCAAATAACACTCGAAACAATCTTTGGTACTGATCAGATGCCCGCACGTTTTGCACCGATGCGGCGCACATGAAATTTTCCATGGCGAGATATTCGTCATGTGGGTTGCAAGTTTGCTGCACTTCGATGAGCAAAACTTGCTGTTGTTGCGGCGTAGAGGCTCGCCACACATGCGGCAGGTTCTATCGACCACGGGTAGATAGCTTGCGCTCAATGGCGATACGGTCACGCTCGCTAGCGCGCTGCTCAGCAGCAACTAGACGTTGCCACTGCTTGACCGAAACTAAAGCGTACCTGATTACTGCGTCATGCTGCGCCTGTAGCGCCATGACTGCATTGCCGCGTTCGTGGTACATGACATACGTTGCCGCTAGAGATGCGGCGAGAGCCTTAGAAGATTCCATAATCTAAATCCTATAGATTTGAAACTGTGACAACCAACATGCGTTTGTTGTAACGCAAAATTGTTATCGACGCAATAGGATCGAGACTAAAATCAAAAAATATTTTTATTACGCTCGGGCTACGCCGCCGACCACGATGTCTAGCTCCAAAAGGCTAGTACTGGTAGCGATCCCGAGGAACGTGGTGAAATGACCGCTTGATAGATCGCTTTCTAGGCAGATACCGCCGGCTGTTGTGGAGACATAGTAGCTAGTACCTGTCACCAGCGT